ATCACCAACATATTCTCCATCAACTAACATCATATATTTGTCTAATAACTCTGCTTTATTTTTGTTTAAATTTTCGTCACTTAGATTTAGATCATTGTTAGTGTTATTTACACTTTGTTCTGTTTCTGTTTCTGTTTCTGTCTCAGACTGTTCTTGATTATCAGTTTCTGTATTATTTGCCGTATTATTCACTTGAGTATTTACTGTTGAATTATTGAAAAAATTCAAGATATTATAACCATCGTCATTACTCACCCTCTTCTTTCTTCTCTTAGTGACCTTTTTAATATTTTTAGAAGATTTATTCATGATATTTAAAATATCCAAAGCATCAAGTTCTTTTTCCTGAGATGTATGTGTTTTAGCATCTTGCAATTCTGGATTTTGGTCATATAAAGTATGATCTCCATGATCAATAATATCATAATAGTCCATAATAATATCTTCAGTTCTAAAATAATATTCCATTTCCGATACATCATTTTCGATATCATTAACCTCTTCATTTAATTTGTCGATATCCATTTTCAACTGTGATCGTTTTTTGATATCTTCTGTTGTATAAAGTGAAGGATTCTTTGATTCTAATTTTTCGAGATCATTTTTAAGTGAAACAATTTTTTGTTTTTTGACTGGTAACAATTTTTTTCTTTTTTGGAAGTTATTCATATATTTTTTATGTGTTTCATTAAGTGTATTGATTTGTGTACGTAATTTGTTCTTATTAGATTTAATTTTAAACGTAGACATGTTATAATTATATTATTTGTATATCTTAAAACATCTTTAAGTATTTTGCAGTTATATCATTAGAAAAAATAATATAGAAACATTTATTTTTGATAATTTTTTATGAAAGTGTTATACGATCTGATTTTATTTGTTTTTTAATTAGTTGATATTAAATAATGCATTTATTTATAATGAGAAAATTTCTTATTCAATTATAACAGTATAATGGGGGGAGGACTCATGCAATTAGTAGCCTATGGTGCACAAGATATATATATAACAGGTAATCCACAAATAACATATTTTAAAGTTGTATATCGTAGACATACAAATTTTTCAGTAGAAACCATTGAGCATAATTTTATAGGTAATACTGTATTTGGGCGACAATTATCTGCAAAAATAACGAGGAATGGCGACTTAGTGACAAAAATGTATTTAAGAGTGACAATAAATCAAGTTAATCCGAATAATACAAGTTTTGCGTGGATTCGTAGATTAGGACATGCAATGGTTAAGCAAGTTGAGATTGATTTAGGAGGGACCAAAGTAGATCGACAATATGGAACATGGCTTGATATATGGTATGAATTAGCGAGACAAGGTGATCATGAAACGGGTTATGCCAAATTAATAGGAGATGTTGATGCATTAACGAGTTATGACACAAATATAAAACCGGAATATGTTATATATATACCATTACAATTTTGGTTTAATCGTCATGTTGGTTTAGCGGTACCATTGATCGCATTACAATACCATGACATGTATGTTTATGTTGAGTTTGACAATGTACAAAATTTGGTAGTACGTGATTGTAACTTTAATATTAATTTAGCGTCAATGAAGGATGCTACTATTTTGGTTAATTATGTGTATTTAGACACGGAAGAACGTCGAAGATTTGCATTAGTTGGTCATGAGTATTTGATAGAACAGATTCAATGGAATGGTGATGAAATGGTAGTAACAGCGGATAGTACATATAGATTAGATTATAATCATCCGACGAAGGAAATTATATGGGCGATGAAAAATGGTAATTATACGACAAGTAAAGCATTTTTATATTATACAAATCAGGATACATGGTCAGTGACAGATGCATGTCAAAATGTTATTGATAAGAGTATAGCCGTTGGTGTTAATCCGCAGCCGATAGTTGGTGGTACATGGATTGAGGTATTACCGACACAGATTGTGACAATAGGTACATTTAATATAAATAATAAAAATGCAAATTCAGTATTTGTGAATCCGACAAGTTTTGCCTTTGGTAGTTATGGGATCACTGACAAAATCTATGCGGATATAACTATTAATACATCTGGGATATTAAGTATAACTAATATAGTGACTATTTTGACGGTAAGAGATTTTAGTATTCCAGTTATATATGGGACAGATACAAGATATAATGTATGTGATCCAATCGTGATGCAATTTAACAATTATGGTATATTAATTGATGGATCTCACAATACTGTTGATATGGCATTAATTCAGTTAAATGGATATGATCGATTTGATCGGAGAGAGGGTTCATATTTTAATTATGTTCAGCCTAATCAATGTCATACCAATACACCAGCGGATGGTATTAATGTTTATTCTTTTGCATTATTTCCGGAACAACATCAACCATCCGGTACTGCTAATTTGTCGAGAATTGAGAGTACTGTATTATTTGTTAATTTTTTGGATTCAACTTCGGTTTCTGGGTTACCTGATTTACATTTTTTCAATAGTGAGAATCGATTTTACATTTATGCATTAAGTTATAATATATTAAGGATAATGGCAGGTTTAAGTGGTTTAGCATATACAACATAAATAAAGTTAAATATAGATTTGTAGAAATGTCAAATTTTTGTTTAGTTTTATGGACATCAAAAACGCACAAAAAAATCTGCATCATTTTATGTTCCATGATACTATTTATAAAGCGAAGTTACAATTATATAGATTGATTTAATATATAAATCAATTTTTAAAATTTCAGAATAAATATAGAAAATATTAAAATTTTTATCTTTATATAGTATATAATAATAAAATGGCAGGAGGACTTATGCAATTGGTTGCTTACGGAGCTCAAGATGTTTATCTTACAGGAAACCCACAAATCACTTTCTTTAAAGTAGTATACAGACGTCATACTAACTTTTCAATGGAATGTATCGAACAAACTTTAAATGGAAACCCAGATTTTGGTCGTCGTTCAACTGTTACCATTACTCGTAATGGAGATTTGATCACCAAAGTTTATCTCTTTGTTAAACTCGACGCTGTTGTTCTTTCTCAAGGATCTGAAATGTCTTGGGTTCGAAGACTTGGATATGCATTACTTTATTCCGTTGAATTAGAAATCGGTGGTTCTAAAATCGATAAACAATATGGAAATTGGTTAAATATCTGGTACGAACTTGCTCGTCCAGCTGGAGATCTCGAACGTGGATTTAACAACATGATTGGTGATGTTCCCGTATTGACCAATTACAACTCAAACAATAAACCCGAATATATCATGTATATTCCTCTTAAATTCTGGTTTAACAGACATGTTGGTTTAGCTTTACCTTTGATTGCATTACAATATCACGAAGTTCGTCTTAACTTTGAATTCCACAATGCAGTTGAATTAATTGTTGCCAATCAACACTTCAAACAATTTGATGCCAAACAATTAGGCATGAAAGATGCTCAAATCTTGGTTGATTATATCTACCTTGATTCTGAAGAAAGACGTAGATTTGCTCAAGTTGGTCATGAATATTTGATTGAACAACTTCAATTTACTGGATCTGAATCTGCTCAAACCCATACTGGAAAATACAAGTTGGACTTCAATCACCCAACCAAAGAATTGATCTGGGCTCTTAAAAACGGAAACTTTATCTCTGGTAATGCTTTCTTATACTATACCAATGATGATGATTGGAATTCCCACATGGTTGATGCTGCAACCAAATTGCTCAAAGAATCCATGGTATTACTTTGTGCCGAAACAACCATTACTGGAACCACTGGTGAAGAATGTACCATTGTTCCATGTGATAATGAAGTTGCACCAACCTCAGGAGATTGGGAAGAATTTTGCCCAGGCTTTGGTGGTTTAACTTGCAATGGAAAAATCACTGTTGAAAATCTCAGTCAAGATAAAGCTTTATGGATCAGTACTAACTCCCTCAAAATTGGAAATTACAGTTTAACTGATAAAATCTATGCCAACGTCACTGTTACCAAAGGTAATGTTATTCAAATTACTAACCTTTCTACTACATTGACTGTTCGTGATATCAGTATTCCAATCAGTGAAATGGATGATACTCGTGCTACTAAAAACGATGTTTGCATTATCCAATTTACCAATTATGGTGTTTTACTCGATGGATCTGGAAATCCAGTTCAATATGCTTTGATCCAATTGAATGGACATGATCGTTTTGATAGACGTGAAGGTGCTTACTTCAATTACGTTCAACCTGATCAACATCATACCAATACCCCTGCTGATGGTATCAATGTTTATTCATTTGCTCTTCACCCTGAACAACATCAACCATCTGGATCTGCAAATTTGTCCCGTATTGATAACACTCAATTGAACTTATGGTTTTATGATCCAACTGCAGCCTCTGGATTACCAGTATTGAATGTCTTGAATCCTGATAACAAATTGTATATTTATGATGTAAATTACAACGTATTACGTATCATGAGTGGTATGGGCGGCCTCGCGTATAGTAATTAGTGGACAGACATACTTGGGACTTGGGTGTGTATTATGTTCAGACAATTATGGGACATCAAAAATCTCATATTTATTTGTTATATATATGCACATTTCAATATCAATTTTATATTTATAAGTATAAAATTAATGTTTTTTAATAATATAAAATAATAAAACATGTGATAAATTAAAATTTGTAAGTTTAATTATTTATTATCAATTGCTTTCCTTTTACTCGTAAGATCCTGTATATGTTAATCTTTATATTCGTCGCTATTGTGTTCTGATGTCAGTTTTGCCCGTTGTTTTTGTTTGCGCAATCTTTCTTTTTCTCGTTTCTGTTCCTGAGTTAATTTTTCTCTTTTGGGTGCAACATTACCATTTTCATCAACATTTCCACGCTGTATTGCTTTCTCAATTCTCATTTTTTCTCTATATTCGTCAGGATTAATAGCTTTTTGAGATTCTCTATATTTTTGTTTCTTTTTTCTTTCCATTTCTCTGTTCTTTTCAAGTATATCCTCATTTTTTTTGTTATCTTCTTGATTGTGTACTTGTTTATTTGCTTGGATGTTTACTTGTTTATTTGCTTGAATGTTTACTTGTTTATTTGCTTGAATGTTTACTTGTTTATTTGCTTGAATGTTTACTTGTTTATTTGCCTGACTATTTACTTGTTCATTTATCGATTTATGTTGTTGCATTTGTTGCGGAGGTTGTAACGGTGATTGTAACGGCGATTGTAATCTATTTAATACCTGAAGTTTTTGCTGCTGTTGTATCTGATGTGGTTGTAATTGTGACTGTAATCTATTTGATACCTGAGATTTTTGTTGTGTATGTAACGGTGGTTGTAATGGTTGTTGTAATTGTAATGGTTGTTGTAATTGTAATGGTTGTTGTAATTGTAATGGTGGTTGTAATTGCGATGTTAAAGAAGAAGATGATCGTTTTTGTTGTTCCAATTCTGATCGTAATGTTTTCACTTCTTTTTGTAAATTTTCAATTTTATGTAACATATCTAACATGTGATCTGTAGGGATATTATCTAATACATATGATGTATCTAAATCTTCTGGATCATATTCAGTATAATCTTCATCATCATGTTTATCATTGATATGTTCTTGTTCATATTTATATGTTTCTTGTGTATCCCTACATTTTTTACATAATCCTGGAATTTCATTTTTGATAATGAAATCGGCTATAGGATATACATCTCTACATTTTGTGCACCATTCATAGTCTTTCTTTGCTGGTTGTGGTTGTGATTGTTGTAATTGTACTTTTTTTATACCTTTTGTATTTTTAATTTCGTTTGTTTCTTTTTTATTATTGTTTGAATTATTGTTCAAATTGTCTTTTTTCCCATTGCGTTTACCAGAAGCTATTTCCAAACAATCCTGACATAATTTATTTTCATTATAAAAATGTTGCACACGTCTACAATAACTACAGTGTCTTACATTTTCCATATCTTGTATTTGATCAGGTGTATAATCTAAAACATATTTATGTACTTTACAATAATCAGTGTTATTAATTTTATTGTAAAAGCATGGTTTCATATCAGGATCACGAAACCATTTACATTTTTTTGCTAATAGAAACTGATCTGATGCTAATTGGTTTGCATTAGAATTTGAATTATTTTTATTATCATTCGCTTCATAATCATATTCTTCGTGAACTTCATTGTCCACAATCTCATTGTTTTCGGTATCGTCTACCTCAATATCTTCATCGATATCTTCTTTTGTTGTGTGTTTCCATTTCTTGTTTGACATATATATAGTATCTTCAATTAATAGGTATTATATTCTATTTGTTTGAATTTTCAAATTTTTTTACGTAATTGCATACAATTTGTGATATTGGTGATAATTTTTAATAAATTAATTATTTATTAAAATATAGATACAAATTTTGACATTGTATTATTTTTAATTTTCAATGATATTTTCATTTGTTTTTTTAGACAATTGTTGATTCTGTAAAGTTGTCAATGCAAGACATCTTTTATCAATTTCATTTCGTCCTTTTTCTGATAATGGTTGTTTTAATAAATCTATATATAATGCAAATTTCTGATCAAATTCTTCTGATGTATTACAAGTTATTATTTTTATTATGTTATTTCCATTTGTATATTTTATATATCCTGCATTATGTTTGTCACTATACATATATGTAGTCTTGATTTCGTTTTCCGGTAATTGTGTATGTTTTATTTGATTGTTGGCATAAATATCATCATTATCATCACATTCAATATGTTCTTTTGAATCTTTGTCAACTTCAATTTCTTCAGAATCAAAATCAAGGTTGCAATGAATTCCACTATAATTTACTATCTCAAAATACATATTATTATCAAAACATATATCTTCGTCACTAATATTTTTATGTTTTTTAACTATATTAATCATTTTATATAAAACATCAATTAACTCATAATTATTTTTTATATAATTACATGTTCCACAACATGCCATACAATTTTCGAAAAAATAACCTATATGATTATTAACTCGGTCAATGCCATTCCAATGATCTTTGGAATTTCGCTTACCACATAAATAACAATCATTATTTGAAATGTTGTTATGCATATTTTCAGTTAAATCAAATGTCTTTTTTCGTTTTGATGCTGAACGTTTACATTCTTTATAATTATTTGCAATGTAATTTTTGAAATGTTCATCATGTAATTCTCCATCAATAATTTCTAAATTTGTTAATATATGCTCACAGCAATCTATAAATCCATCATCTAACAATATATCTCCCTTCAACATATTGCACATGGCACATGCAGTGACACAATTATCTACCGTGTAACCCTTATTGTTATCTTTTCGATCTATACCATTTAATATTATATATTCATGGTGTACACGATATTCTCCATTGTTTGTTGACAAAACACCATCAAATGCAGAACTACCACAATAATAACAATCACCCATAAAATATTCAATACTTTGGTTTTTTGTCAATAGATATTCTCTTCCCTTATTTTCTGCTTCACGTTTATAATAATTATACTTGTATTCAACATTACCACGTCTTTTGATATTGGCTTCAATCTGTTTTTCGGGATGTTCTGCCCGATATTTTCGGGATTGTGCCGCATTTTTAGTCCAATATTCGTCACCTTCCCTTAACATTCTTCTACCCCTTGCATCGAGCCAATATCTCACAACTTTTACATAATTGTCCTTTCTCCATTGAGCTTTTTTTGCGATTCTTTCCGGTTTTTTTTCGTAATTAGTATAATCTCTACCTTTTCTATTTCTAGTTTTGTCATATGTTCTAAATTTCTCTAGGCATCGCTGACATTTTTTAGTAGAATCTCCTTTTGTTGTAACATATGTCTTTTTTGGGTGTATTGATTTACATTTAGTACATCTAAAATATTTGATATTTGCTACTTTTTTGCCTATCGTTTCATCATCAACTTCAATGTATACATTATACAAATCTTTAAATGATATATTTTTATCATTAATTTTATTATTAATGATGTTATTAATTTCCTTATTGAATTTACCATCAATATAATCAATAACTTTATCATCATTTTCAATATCAAATTTAACTTCACAAGTAAGATCAATCATATATTTGTTTTTAACATGTATATTATTATCAACCTTAATTTTCATCATATCACAAATGGTTTCAACAACACTATTATTATTTAGATCGTATGGCACTATATTATCATCAATATTATTTGTAACAAGTGGTTTAATGAAATCATTTAATTGAGCATTACGATACACACCATTTTCACAAATTATAACACTTTGTCTGTTTAGTGCATAAATTGGTAATTCTATAGTGTCGCAATTTTTGTATATTTTTCCTTCATATGTCAAAGTATTTTTTTTAGGTATTGCAACAATAGATTTATCACCATTAGTCGTAGTTCCAATATGAACAAGAAAATCACTATTATTTGCTCGGGTATCTCTTTTTGTCTTGTCAATACCTCGTTTTCCACATCTACATTCAAGACATTCAACAAATTTATCATTGATGTCCAAAATATTTTTGCAGCCTCTGATCCATTGACCACAAACCCTTTCTGTTCCGTCTTTTTCGATTTGTTCTTTCCATGATTGTACTTGATGTTTGTTACAATAACCATCGATGTAAGGCTTATTTTGACATTTTCCACCATGTTCATGATCTTCGCCATCCATATATTGGATATAGCCCTTACATTTCGGTAATACGTCAGCAATTTTATTCATCTTTTCTCTATTTTTAGTTGATCTATTTTTGCATTCATCACATCCATTTTCCAAATATTTAACTTTTTTGCATCCACCACATAATTTACTTTGTTGTTTCATTTCATCGGTATAGTTGGCAACATATTGATGATTTTTACAATATTCAGTATCTTTGATGAAACTAGTTCTACATGGCATAAAATTTCTATCTTTCCATCTACATTTGTCCGCTGTTTGACGGTATTTAATCACTCGTGGTTCTTTAATAACTACTTGTTGACTTGCAGCTGACGATTTTGTGATTTGTTGTTGTGCAATTGGCTTGTGTTTAGTAACTTGCTGTTGTGCAACTGGTTGTTGTTTAATAACTGTTTGATGTTTGCCAACTACTTGTCGAGTATCATTCATTTGTCGTTGGGTTAAGTTTTGTTGTTGATTTGTAGAATTAAGATGTGTCATTTAATTTTGTATTAGTGTATATAACTATATTATTTATATTAATTTTCAATTTTAAACGTATGTATACCCTCCCATACTTTACGCGATACGTAATACGTCGGGTTTGACGTCACGGACATATTTGAAAATAAAATCAAAATGTGTTAATTTCTCATTTCACAATAAATAAATAACATTTATCATAAATTTATAAACAGCTTTTTTACTAACAATATTTAGTATAATTTTCATTCAAATCAAGCATATGTACTCTATTTTTTTTCAATCATTTAAACCCACACCCCATCCAAAAAAATTGAAAATCGGAATCCCTAAACATCCCAACCATCACCATCAAAATAAAACACCCAAAAAATGTGTAATTCCATTTCAACACAAGCCTTCTGCATCCTATTCGCCCCATTAATCCTCGTTAATCTCTTCAATATCTTCTCCGTCATGCTAACCCGTGAATTTCCAACCCGTGAACTTCCAACCCGTGAACTTCCAACACTTACACTTTCTCAAATCGTCCAAAACGGTTTCCCAAAAGATGTTCGTCAAAGATATGGCATGTTCATCCTCGATCTCGACGAAATGCCTACACTCGCAACCAATAAAACACAAATTTTCGCCGATATTCGATCAGCATTTAAAAATACCAAATCAATCTATGAAATACCATTTGATCATACAGATTTTCATGGTCCAATATCCTACACCCAAAGTAATAGCCAACAATCAGTCTTTTACTGCAATGATAAACGATTCAATGAAACACCATTCGCTAACCATACAGTTCCATATTTAGTCCAACCATATCGAAAAATTGTCAGAATATTACTCAACACTGTTAAATCACAAATTAACCTACCATCAAACCTCTACAATGATTTTTCTGGAGGCTTCGATGATAATACATTTCGTGGAACATTATCACAAATTTATTATAATTCCAACAATACAACACCAAAACATGGTCTCCATGTCCATACAGATTTTGACTTTTTCACATTACTTTTCAGTGATAAACCAGGCTTAGTTGTTATGGATAGAGAAACCAAAGAATTTTTCAGAGTTAAATTTCCTAAAGAAAATTCAATTTTAGTTTTTTTTGGAAGAGCATTATCATATGCAACTCGCAACTTCTTTGAACCAGCAGTCCATTATGTCGAAAAAATTACAGAAGATGATAGAGTTGCTGTTGGTTACTTTGCTGGTCCAAAATTGAATTCACCATTATTTTCATATGATAAAAATAATAATAATTTAAAAATGATTGATAAACAATAT